CGAGGAACGCCACTGGCGCGAACTGGAGCGCCAACTCGGGATGGAACGGCCGCCGGATGAGCCGCAAGCAATTCAATCATTCAACCCAGACGAGGCCACCCAACGAGGTGGCCTTGCTGTTTCTGCAACCCCATCACGGCGGCGCGTCATCAAGAGCCGCTGGTTGTCCTGACATTGAGGAGTCTTCATGAGTCTTGCCACCCGTATTGAGAGCCTGGTCATCCGGGTCGCCCAAGAGTTCAACGACGTCCGCGCCACCGCCGGCAACCTGGCCAGCCTCTCGACCGCTGACAAGTCCAGTTTGGTGGCGGCGATCAACGAGCTGAAGGCGGCGGTGCTGTCCGCCACCGCCATCGACGACAGCCAGATCGCCACCTCCAGCACCTACTCGTCGAACAAGATAGTGTCGCTGCTCGACGCGCTCAAGTCCGACATCCTCGGTGGTGCGGACGCCGCCTACGACACGTTGGTCGAGATTCAGCAGTTGCTGCAGAACGGCACCACAGGTCTGGATGCGATTCTGAGCGCAGTCAATCTGCGTGTGCGTTTCGACGCGGCGCAAACCTTGACGGTCGCCGAGCAACTGCAGGCTCGCACCAACATCGGGGCCGTGGCTGCCGCCGATGTTGGGAACACCGACACCGATTTCGTCGTGATCTTCGACGGGGCACTGGTTTGATGAGCCTGAGCGCCGCCATTGCATCCCTGGCCAGTCGCATCGGTTTTGAAGTCAAAACCAAGATCGACGCTGCTCACCCCGGGGTTGCGCGAGCCTGGGTCAGCTTTGGCTACGTGAATGGCCAGATGGTGATCGCCAGTGCCTACAACGTTGCCAGCGTTGTGCGCACGGCGGTGGGGCGCTACCGCGTGCATTTCGCGGTGACCTTGCCTGATGCGAATTACTGCTGGACGGCCTTGGCCCGTAGCAGCACCAACAGTGGCACGCAGCGCGTGGCCATCGTCCGCTCAACCTCGGATCTCAAAACCGAACAGTTCGTCGACATCGCTTGCGCCACGGCACAGGCGTCCTTTGACGACTCTACCGAAATCAACCTCGTGGTGTACCGCTGATGGCCTACACAGAATCCCAACTCCAGGCATTGGAGATCGCCCTTGCCAAAGGGGAGCGTCGCGTGAGCTTTGGTGACAAGACGGTCGAGTACCGATCAATCGAGGAACTGACCGTGGCCATCCGTGAGGTCAAGCGCGGTTTGGCGCAGCAGGCGGCAGAAACCGGCCTGTGGCCGGGTGCCCCTCGCCAGATCCGGGTGACCACCTCGAAGGGGTTCTGATGGCTTGGTATTCCAAACTCCGCAGTCTCTTCGGCCAGCCCCCGGTCCACGAAGGCGCCGGTCGTGGGCGCCGTTCTCTGGCATGGATGCCCGGCAACCCCGGTGCCGTCGCCGCACTCCTGGCCACCAGCAACGATTTGCGCATCAAGAGTCGTGACCTGGTGCGACGCAACGCCTGGGCGCAGTCGGGCATCGAAGCTTTCGTCGCTAACGCGGTCGGCACCGGCATCAAGCCGCAGAGCCTTGCCAGCGACGAGCGTTTCAAAACCGAGGTGCAAGCGCTGTGGCGCGACTGGACCGAGGAAGCCGATGCAGCCGGGCAGACCGATTTCTATGGCCTGCAGGCCTTGGCCTGCCGCGCCATGCTCGAAGGCGGCGAGTGCCTGATCCGCCTGCGTCCTCGCCGACCGGAGGATGGGCTGGTGGTGCCCCTGCAACTGCAGTTGCTGGAAGCCGAGCACCTGCCGATCAATCTCAACACGGAACTCCCGTCAGGAAACGTGGTGCGTTCCGGTATCGAGTTCGACAGCCTGGGGCGGCGCGTCGCCTACCACCTCTACAAATCCCACCCTGAAGACGGACGGCTGGCGCCGATGTCGGGTCAGGGTGGACAGGACACCGTGCGCATCGATGCCAAAGAGATCATCCATCTCTATCGCGTGCTACGCCCGGGTCAGATCCGGGGCGAGCCATGGTTGTCGCGTGCCTTGGTGAAACTTAACGAACTCGACCAGTACGACGACGCCGAGCTGGTACGCAAGAAGACCGCTGCGATGTTCGCCGGGTTCGTCACGCGCCAGAACCCCGAGGACAACTTGATGGGTGAAGGCGCCGCCGATGGCAATGGGATCGCACTTGCTGGCCTGGAGCCCGGCACGCTGCAAATCCTGGAGCCGGGGGAGGACATCAAGTTCTCCGACCCGGCTGACGTCGGCGGTTCGTATTCGGAATTCCTGCGCAACCAGTTCCGGGCGGTTGCTGCTGCCATCGGTGTCACCTACGAACAACTGACGGGCGATCTGACCGGGGTGAACTACTCGTCGATTCGGGCCGGACTGCTCGAGTTCAGACGGCGTTGCGAGATGGTGCAGCACAGCGTGCTGGTACACCAGATGTGCCGCCCCGTCTGGGCAGCCTGGCTCAAACAGGCGGTACTGGCCGGTGCCATTGAAGCCTCAGGATTCGCGCGTGGCGGTCCAGCTAAGCGTCGCCAATACAGCCAGGTGAAGTGGATTCCGCAGGGTTGGCAGTGGGTTGATCCTGAGAAGGAATTCAAGGCGATGTTGCTGGCCATCCGCGCGGGCTTGATGAGTCGCTCGGAAGCCATCTCAGCCTTTGGCTACGACGCCGAAGACGTCGATCGCGAGATCGCCGCCGACAACCAGCGCGCCGATGACCTCGGCCTGATCTTTGACTCCGACCCGCGCCGCACCTCTAAGGATGGCGGCAGTGCAGAGCCCAACAAGAACGCATCGTCCCCTGATCTGGGGACTAGCACCTCTCCTGCTTAAAGGACTCCCATGACCTTGTTGCCCCATATGGCGGCACGCCTGTTCGGTGTGCCGCTGGCGATCCATCGCCCCAAACTTGACGTGATTCTGGCCGTGCTCGGCCCCCGGGTGGGTTTGACGGACCTTGCCGTTCCCTCGGGATTCACCCCGCCGGCACGTGATGCCCCCACCGCAACACCCAAGATTGCGGTGATTCCGATCCACGGCACGCTGGTGCGGCGCACTGTCGGCCTGGAGGCCGAGTCCGGCCTGACAAGCTATGCGGGACTGACCGCGCAGTTGGATGCCGCTCTGGCCAACCCCGAGGTCGCCGCGATCCTGCTGGATGTCGATTCACCTGGTGGCGAGTCGGGTGGCGTGTTCGATCTGGCTGATCGCATCCGTGCGGCAGCTCAGATCAAACCGGTCTGGGCCGTGGCCAACGACATGGCCTTCTCAGCGGCCTACGCACTGGCATCTGCTGCCAGCAAGGTGTTCGTCTCGCGCACCGGTGGCGTTGGCTCGATTGGCGTCATCGCCATGCACGTCGACCAGTCTGAGAAGGACGCGCAGGACGGTGTTCGCTACACCGCCGTGTTTGCCGGTGACCGCAAGAACGACCTCAACCCGCACGAGCCGATCTCCAGCGAAGCCCATGCCTTCCTCAAGGCCGAGGTGAATCGCATCTACGGCCTGTTCGTCGAGACGGTGGCGCGTCACCGAGGCATCGAGCCCTCCGCTGTGCGGGACACCGAAGCCGGGCTGTTCTTCGGCCAGGCGGCTGTCGCCATCGGGCTGGCGGATGCCATCGGCACCTTCGACGACGCCCTTACGCAGCTTCTCGAATCCGTTTCCTCCTTCCCGAATATGGCGGCAAGCCACTCGGGTGCTTTCCGCAACCTCCAGACGGAGTCTTTTATGAATGATCGAACCGACACCACTGCTCCTGACAGCCCTCCTGCTGATCCTGTTGGCAGTTCTTCTCAACCGGCCACCGCCACGACCATGAGCGTGGCCGACGCCATTGAGGTCGCTCAGACCTGCACGCTCGCCGGGCGCACCGATCTGATCGCGGGTTTCCTCGAAGCCCAGACCTCACCCACCAAGGTTCGCAGTCAGCTACTCGCCGCGCAGGCCGATGCCTCGCCGGAGATCGTCAGCCGAATCGACCCACAAGCCGCCACGACTGCAGCCAACGCCGGCCACCCGGCATCTCCCCACAACCCGCTCGTCCAGGCCGTCAAGACTCGCCTGGGACAGCAATGAATCTGACTGGAGCCTGAAAAATGCCCGCTTTGCAAGAACCCATCAACCTGGGTGATCTCCTCAAATACGAGGCGCCCAACCTGTACTCACGTGATCGCGTGACCGTCGCCGCCGGCCAAACCTTGCCGCTGGGTACGGTGCTTGGCCTGGTGACTGCCACCGGCAAGGTCAAGCAGATCGACCCGTCCGCGACCGATGGCAGCCAGTACGCCGCCGGTGTGCTGATGCAGGACGCCGATGCTCATCTGGCCGATCGCAACGACGGTCTGATGGTGGCGCGTCACGCCATCGTTTCCGATCACGCCCTTCAATGGCCGGTTGGCATCGCTGCCGCTGAGCAGCAAGCCGCCATCCTCCAACTCAAAGCACTGGGTGTCCTGGTGCGTACCGGCGCCTGACGTCAGGGAGAACGAACATGCAAAACCCTTTCCACAATCCCGCGTTTGCAATGGCGTCAATGACGTCTGCCATCAACCTCATTCCCAACCGCTACGGTCGCATGGAGGAGCTCAAGCTCTTCCCCGCGAAACCTGTGCGCACCCGCCAGATCGTCGTCGAAGAGCAAAACGGCGTGCTCAACCTGCTGCCCTCCATGCCGCCCGGTTCTCCGGGAACGGTCGGCATCCGGGGCAAACGCAAGGTGCGTTCCTTCGTGATCCCGCATATCCCGCACGACGATGTGGTGTTGCCCGAGGAGGTCCAGGGGCTGCGATCTTTCGGCTCGGAAACCGAGATGGAGTCTCTGGCCGGCGTCATGGCGCGGCATCTGGAGACTATGCGCAACAAGCACGCCATCACCCTGGAGCACCTGCGCATGGGCGCACTCAAGGGGGTGATCCTGGATGCCGATGGCTCAGTCATCTACAACCTTTACGACGAGTTTCAGATCGGTCAGGCGACGGTCAATTTCGAATTGGGCAAAGTCGTCAGTGGCAAATGGGTCAGCTCCGACACTGATGTGCGTGGGAAGTGCTCGACCGTACTGCGTCACATGGAGGACAGCCTTCTGGGCGAATACATGAATGGCGTGCATTGCCTCTGTTCGCCAGAGTTCTTCGATGTGCTGGTCAGCCATACCAACGTCAAGGAAGCGTACAAGCAATACCAGCAAGGCATCATGCTGATCAACGATGTTCGCGCCGGCTTCACGTTCGGGGGCATTACTTTCTCGGAATACCGTGGGCAGGCGACCGACGTCAATGGCACCACCCGCCGCTTCATCGAGGCTGGGGAAGCCCATTGTTTCCCGCTTGGCACCATCGACACCTTCGGCACCTACTTCGCGCCGGCCGACTTCAACGAGACGGCCAACACACTGGGTCAGCCGCTGTACGCCAAGCAGGAACCGCGCAAGTTTGACCGGGGTACCGATCTTCACACCCAGTCCAACCCGCTGCCGATGTGTCATCGCCCGGGTGTGCTGGTCAAGCTGACGATGGCCTGATCATGGCGCTGATCGACAACTTGTATGAGGCCGCCGCCCATGCCGGGTTTCTCAAGAACTGCACCTGGCGGCCCAGCGATGGGTCGCCCGAGCAGGCTCAGCAGGTGGGCTTTGCCGCACCAGACGAAACCTTGCTCGATGGCCTGACACTCAGCACCGACTACGTCATGTCGTATCCGGCCACGGTGTTCACCGGGATGGCGGCGCGCGAATCCGTCGAGATAGACGGCCAGACCTTCCAGGTGCGTGACATCCGGGCCGTGGGCGACGGTTCGGAACTGCGCGCCAAACTCACAAGGATCTGACCCATGGCTGGCAATTCTGTCCGCGAGCGCATCCTGCTCGCGATGATGGCGGCCGTGCGTCCTGCCGTTGAATCCCTCGGGGCCAGCTTGCACCGTTCGCCCACGGTGGCCATCAGCCGGGACTTGTGTCCGGCCTTGGTGGTGTTTCCGGAAAACGAAACCATCACCGAGCGGGCCAATGATCGCGTGACCCGTGAGCTGACGGTACGTCTCGTCGCTCTGGCGCGAACCGTGGCACCGGCGACGCCGGAAACCGAAGCCGACCGCCTGCTCACGGCGGCGCACCTCGCCTTGCTGGCTGACGGGAACTTCGGTGGGCTGGCAATGGGCATTCGGGAGCAGGAGTGCGAATGGGAGGTGGAAGACGCTGATGCGGTGGCCGTGGCGCTGCCGGCGCGTTACCGCATCACCTACCGGACGCTGGCCAACGACATCTCCATTCAAGGATGACCCTATGCCCCGACTCGTTCTGAACCGCCCGCATACCCATGC